GTTGGGAACTCACCAACTGCCTGTAAACCGTCCACCCTGGTTGTGGCAAAACGGTACACTGAGTCAGCAATCGTATAATTGGCAGCAGATTGGCAAGTGGAGAAAGTGTTGTAGCATTTCTTTGTTCCAGTCGTGCCAAGGACAGCCGTACAAGGGGCAACGCCATAGGTCAACGAACAACGGTCCATGTGCAGTTCAACAATCTGAACTGCTTGCTTGCCGAGCTTTATAGCTTCCTGAGCGTAGGTCATCCGACCACCTTTATTGGCATGGCAACTGACATTAACGCGTTGACATCGTTCTTAGGCAGGTTTATGTCATCCGCAGCGGCAAAAGCGATGTCTGTCGGGTACGTTATAGGGTTCCAACGGTACCAGAATGGGTAGCGGATAGCTTGTGAAGTGAAAGGTTCCCACGTGTTTCTGATCCATGCCTGGGACAGCTTGTTCAGATTGATGGTCATTGACTTTTCGACACGACGCACGTTCCTGGCGAGCAAAGAGCCGTTCATGCTGATGACGGTCTCAGTGACAAAACCTCCGTTCAATGACGGTGGCATCACACCACCCCACTGTCCGGTCTCAGTGCAGAATGAAGGACCAACGGTCACTTGGCGCACGCCTGAACTGCCGTTGAACCCGTCAAATTTGACACGAACAGCACAGCCAGCTTGAACTGACCATCCGCTCACGACATTGCTGTCAGGCGTCACAGGACCGTTGGTCCACCCTTTTCCAGGACCGGTGAAGCTCGTAGAGTACACGTAGCCGCCACCTGGGGTAGCCTCAGCTTCTACGGTTACCCTGGAAGTGGAAGCGGCGCCGGATTCGATCCAAATGACTATAGCGCTGACGATGCACGTCTTGGTGATCGTAGCAGTGATGGTGCTGGTGTAAGTGCCGGTGCTTGATGCAGCCGGACGGTAGGTTGTGAAGTCTCTCCAATCGTAGGCATAGATGGCTTCAAAACCCGTCTGTTCACCACCAGCGACCACGACCGAAGACGCTGACCTGAGCAGGTTGTCATAGCATATTTGAGGGTAAACTATCATGCTGATTTCGCCATTATATTGACGTTGTCTCCAGCAGCTGCATTTATGGCAGATACCAAAGATCTAACTTGTTGATCAGAGAATTTCTCTCCGTACAGAGACACATTCACATTGGTAGACTGTGAAGGGCCAGTTTGCCCACCAGAATCGTTCCCTGCAGAGCTGACTGATCCTGGGTTGAAGCTGCTGCTCCCACCCCCGCCTCCACCACTGCCGCTGCCTCCGAACGACGTTGATTGAATTTTTTGAACGTTTGCGATCCCAGCCACCACTGCCGCTGCCGCAGCAGCTGCGCCGAGAGCAGGACCAACGATAGGTATTCCAGCCATGGCAGCGTAAGCGCTGGTCGCAGCTTTGTACGTGTTGATGACCGTTTCACCGATGGCAGCAGCTTTGCCGATCTCAAACATCTTTTGGCTGTTGCTCTGCATGAGAACGCTCATCTGTCCTAGGAAGCTCTGAGCAACGTCCAGCTTACCACGCCAGCCTGATTCCCACTGAGCTGCGCTGGCGTCCTGGAGGTTGCGATCGTCTTCCATCTGCCGAACGCGAATCTCCATGATCCGCTTGTTCATGTCCTGTTCGGCGAGCAGCTTGCCTTCATCGCTGCCTGAACGAATCTCGTTCTCCACGTCCATGCGCGCCTGCAGGGCGGCGATCTCGTCATTCTGAGATTGCTCATACGCGACAAGAGCATTCTTGCGAGCTTCTTCACGAGCAGCGATGGTGGCCATCTCGGTGTCAAACATGATAGAATAGGCTGTAGAGCTCATCCCTACCAAGAGGTCAAAATACTTTTTTGCACCCTCTAAGTCTTTTAGACGGATAGCTTCCTGGGCTTTCGCATTATCAGCAGCTGCGGATCTATCATTTTGATCACCAGCCACCTTGGCAGCAGCTTTTTTGTTTTCCGCTGCTTCTACGGCTTCAATATGCTGCACTAACTGCTTGCCAAGGGTCTCGTGCGTGCGCGCGTAGTCTTCAGCCGCCTTGGCCGAGTCGCCATAGGTCTGGGCGATCATTCGACCGTCTTCGATGAACTGGTCAATCTGCGGAGTTGATGTGTCGATCTCTGCTATCGCTGAGCTCGCGTCTTTGGATGCTTTAGTAAGGCCTGACACTGTGGCCTTGACACTATTCATCTTTTCAGCAAAGCTGTCAAGCCCAGCCGCCTCAGCAAGATCTGCAAAGGTGCCGATCAGATCAGTGATAGATTCCGCAATCGATGCGAACACACTGAAAGCAGCTTTCTTGATAAGCTCCCATGGGCGAGTGAACACATCAGTGATGATGAGACCTGCCTGAGTGAACACCTTTACAATCTGCCATCCACCAACGCCCATCTGAGCGACTAATTCCATCAGCTCATTGTAGATGATGGTGAAGCCTTGGCCCGCATCACCTGCCAGCTCCGCAAATGCCTTAGCTACATCGGAAACAGTGGTTTTCAGGTCCACCATCCCATTCCTGGCAGCTACGAATTTCTCTAGCTCGTCTCTGGCAGCTAGAATAGTCGGGGTCAATGCTACCGCGAACAGCATCTTCATGGTATCGAGAACGTCGTTCACGTCCCCGATGGCATTGCGTGCGTCTTGGAGCTTGGCAAAGCTCAGGTCATTTACGGCACCATGCACCGCTCGGAAACCTTCAGCCGCGCCTTCCAACCCCTCACGGCCTTGGCTCAGCCAGCTGACCATGCGTGCACCCTGAGCGCCGAAGGCCTGGGTGGCAATGTTCATCTTCTCAGTCTGGGTCGTTGCGTTCTTCACCGCGTCGGCGATGATGTTCAAACGCTCATTCGTGTCTGCTACCGCAAGGGCACCAAGGTTCAACCCTACCTTATGGAACGCGTCAGCAGCATCACCGCCATTCGCGACTGCATCAGCCAGCGTGCCGTTCATGCCGATGATGGCACGAGTGACCTTCTGCATCGACAAACCAGCTTCTTCAGCGTTATCGCCAAGAGCACGGTACTGCGTCGCAGACAGCCCGAGCTGGTTGGACATGTCCTCGATAGACGCGCCGATGTCAGCGCCCGCCTTTGCTATCGCCAACGATGCCACAGCAGCAGCAGATGCCGTGGCAGCACCCCAGAGGGTGGCATTGGCGGTGAAGCTGACCATGCGGTCACCGACACCCTTGACAGAATCCTCAAATTTCGAGAGAGCTGTCTTGGCAGCATTGACCCCCGCAGTGAACTGCGAAGGGTCAAGGCCAAGCTTCACCAGGAGTTCGTCTACTACAGTGCTCATTCGAGCGCTCCCATTTCTTTGAGTTCTTGTTCGAACTCGGAAACATCTTCGATCGAATGGAACGAGCCACCAAGAATGAAACGCTTCTTATGGCCAAGCCGTACCATGTGCACGTCCATGATTGCCCAGAACTCCCTCATCGTGCAGCACCAGGCGTCTTGTAGAGGTACGCCAAAACATACGACTAAAGTTCCCACAAATTGGAGCCAATCTGTGGGGCTATCTGGCACTGCACCTACTAAGGGTTTTCAGGACTCGCCGATTGCTCTATTTTATCTTGGGCTTCTTTAAGCTGTTCATCAGTGGCAACGGATTCAGTGAGGAACTTCAAAACTTGAGCCAGAACTTGCTGGGCTCCAGTTGCGACCAAGAGAGTGCCGATCTCGTTCAGCTTCACCTTCTTGCCAGAAGCAATGAAGATGACCATAGCCACATCGCTGACTTTCGAAGTTTTGAAGTTCGTCAGATCAGTGATGATACCATATATAGACTTGTTAAGAGCGTTTTCGAGGTTGGCCAAAACCTCAAACTCAGGCTTGAGAAGAAATTCTTTCTCACCCAGGGTTATGGTGATTTGACCGCGAAGAGCGTTAGCCATTTAATCCTCAGGGAGCCGGGGTGTAAGCAGGAACGCCAGACGATTCGAACGAGGCCGAGAACATCTCAGCGTTGTTCTTCTCACCAGAACGCTCGAAGCTGGTGACCAAGAAACCACCGACGAACTTGTCTCCAGCTCCGGAGACGAGACGATAGTTGAGGATGGTGCCAGCAAGGATCGACGCCTGCACTTGCTTGAAAACTGAGTCGTTGCTGACCATGCCGCTGCCTTTGACGGACATGGAACGCAGACCACAGCCTGCCAGGAGGACCCGCCAAGGCATGTCTCCCTTATCCGTGATGTCCACGGCTTCGTTGTTGATCGTCAGTCCGTTGGTGCTAAGACCCCCGAGCGTGACGAACGTGCCGGGAGTCGTTGCGCTCTCGACCTGGATGAGAAAGTCCTTGCCGCTGTATTTTGTCGACATGATTGAATCCTTATGATTCGGTTGAAATGATTCGAAGTCGGACGACTCCGTGATGAGTTATGCCGTCGGGATCAGTAAAAACCATTGAGCCAGTATGCTGCAAAAGTATAGCTTGCCCAAAGGTTAAAGTAAAGGGGGTGTTGTGGCAACCCGCTATGATAATATCACATAATTCTAGTGCTTCTTGGTCGCCTCTAGCATCAGACCAGACATCGATTTGTATTTCACCTTCATACCCTAGCTCGTTCTTGGCGCCCCAGTCATTCATCGAGGTTATACCAAAACGCACATAAGGTTTTTTAGGTAGATTTTTTACTTCTTGTGGTACGTGGTTGTACACTCGGTCTTGTACTGACGTCGTCAGCAGCACAGCTTTCAAAAGTGTGTAAAACACCTTCAATACATTAGACTGCTTGGGCGTTGTCATGAGCTCAGAGCTTTCTTAATGTCTTCTGCTATGCTTTCTTTGTTAGCAGCAAAAGCCGGCCGCACAAATGGTCTGGGAGCTATGCTACCATCTTCGCGACCAAACTCTAGCGCCAATGCATATTCTGCGGACACACTAACTTCAGCAACGCTCAATTTCGTAGCATCATTCACATTGATCAATTTGAACGTGGTCGTCTGACCAAGGTGTCCAGTGTCGCGCGCAGGCGCTTCACCCGGTGCTGATGCAGTGTGAGTTTTACCACCACGTGGGTATTCTTTGCCTGACTTAGAAGATACGAAACTTTGAATTATGTCTTTATGTATCTTCAGAGCGCCGCGATTAACCGCTTTTACAGCATTTTTTAGCTTAGTTTCTTCAATTTGTTTCCACTTAGAATTGGCGCGTTGCAAGGAGGCTACTATTTTCATGTTACCACGCCTTTCTCAGCTCTGAGGCAGATGGTGACATGTCTCTGTTTGACATCTTCTATGCTGCGAACATTATAATACTCATCATTGACAAGTATACGATCTGTCACTTGAACACCAGATAAGTCGTTGAACAAACCACTGAATTTCCAAGTGGCTTCTGCTGCAAGCACATTTTGCTTGTACCTTTCATACCCACTTGCTTGCTCCATCATAACCCATGCAGTGGTGTACGTGGCAAAAGAGCTGGTGTACCCACCGCTATCATTAGGCGTGCGCAGTTCACGCTGGATTGCGATCAGCATATTGCGATCGCCAGCACTTATAACAATGTCTTTATCACAGCTCATATAATCACCGGAAATGGTCGAACCACAGGCCACCATGCTTCACCCCGGCTCCGCTGCTTAGGTAGTTGAGGCATATCGCCTGCTCAACCCCACCGCTGAAAAGCTTCTGGCCACGGTAAGCTGCTGGCCCCCAGCGGACTTGTCGGAAAATACCAATAAGAGAATCTCCGGAAGACGTAAAAACATTACCGCAGAGGAGCACTGCCTGCAGAGCGGCTCCGTCCGGTCCTGAAAAACCTTGAGCAGTGAAAGTACTGGTGTTTATAGCCCAGTTCCTGCCAATTCCGTAGAGTGTTGACCCCTTAAAAGCCACCGCCCATGAACGTGCGGCTGCGCCAGTATTGTTCTGGGTATACCCAGCAGCAATAGGGGGAAATGTGTCTGATGTTGGAGGGGTGTTCCAGCCGCCTCCTGATGGGGCTGCGGCTTCATTAGATGTGTATAGCCCACTACACATCCAGTATCCAGTATTTCCATCTACAGATTCAAGTAGTTTCCCGCTGATTATACCATTTATATCATTCGCTGAACCGCCAGTCCACCACAGTGCAATACCATCGCTAGATTCTATGCACTGCATGGATGACAGGTTTTGCGGTGTTGCAGCATTAAGAGGGAAAAGGCGGCTCCAAACAGGGGTTGCTCCGTACGGGGTAGAGTTAATCCATGGGTCATTAACAGGGCCGCTCGAGCTGGAGTTTGCATCTGGAGAAAAGCCAACCCAAGTTTTCACTGCAAGCGCCGCAGTTGCGGTGTTCCACGGTGGGTTACGGCAGGCAATCAAAGGTCTTTCTGATCCAGTGGCGCCTGCTACGGTCCCACTTGAGAAAAGAATTAGAATTCTGCCTTCGGTCACACCAGCTACAAGAGACTTAGGGGCAAGTTCGATATACCCACGCGAGTTCCCCGCGTCTAAAGTCTTGTTGTTAACTTTCCAGTACGTGCTAGCATTGATCTGATTCTCTACTGCGTTGAGAAAGTCAGCGTACGTAGGGGCACCTACACTGATGGTGGTCTGGGTAGTTAAGGCCCACGTTAGAACTGGGAGAGTCATTTATTATATCTCTTAGGTGATGGTGTATGTTGGAAAGTATTTAACATACGCACGAAACACGAAACCAGATTCTTCTATGGATACTGGTCCTAATAAGAATCTATGGTATGCAATTCTCATGATATCGTGTATGTAGGGAATAGGTGGTTGATTGTCTTATATAATATCCCTGAACTAAACTCATCGTACGTATCAAATGTAGCTAGCTCAACAGGGGTATACGAGGCAAAAATAGCAGTGACTACCTCAGAATCTTCCATGCCAGTTTTCACCGCGATGCAGGAAACTTGGATCAATCCCTTACCCAGCATGAACGGTGCGCTATAAAGAATACTGCTCGTTGTAGGGACACTACCGTCGAGTGTGTAGTATATCTGAGCCCCAGAAGTCGTGCATGAAAGAGTAACAAGATCAAACATCGGCGCAAAAGCCCCGCCGTTCGGGACTATTGTTGGGTCATCAACTGTCTCAGTCTCACCACCTCCAAAAGTGACAACATCCGCGCTCTCGATAGAGATCGAATACAGTTCAGCACCAACCTTGTCGCCATTCCTTTCCAAGGATGTCACGACACCTTTACCGCTGATGAACAAGGTAACGTCATCACCCCCACCAGTGTGAACCTGGTATTGAACTGGGTCTCCAACCAACGCGCAACGGCGTAATTCTTGAAAGACCGAGACCGGGTTGCCAGTGCGAAGGATGCCATTAGACTTTACCGTTGCAGTCTTCAAGCCACAGCCAGACTGTAGGTTTCGCCAGGAATCTGGTTTTGAAGTATTGTCTACAGCTTCCTGTGATATAGAAGCATTTAGAGAAGTTTCTCCATCAAGGAAGTAGAAAGCATTTCCTACCTTCACTTGCAGTCGAAACTCGCTCCCTTTCTGTCCGTTCACAGCGAATACACCCGGTATGGCTGAGCTAGAGATTTTGCACCACAAGCCCCAACACAGTCACCAGAGCAATCTCCACGGTTGTTGTACAGGTAAGCGACCATCATTTTAATGGCCTGGCGTAAACCTGGAGGAATATCAGTTTCATCTGGCCCATAACCAGACTGCCAAATAACCTGCATGGAGTTCTGGTTGCGGTATGACCCGCCTGGCCACACAGCCGATTCTTTGAGTGTGATGCGTGTAGGCATAGCGAGGTCAACTGTATCCACACGGTACGTGTTAGGGTCTACAGCTAGCTCTACATCGTCGAGAGTGTACATGGAAACAGATGTGACGCTAATAGCAGGAGTCCACGGGAGCTCGATCGTGCGAAGCGAAGCAATCGCATTGATGGCTGCAACAATGGAGCCTTCCCACCAAGTGCTCATGAGGTTTTCGGCGTCTAACCAGCCAGTGATAGTCTGCTCAATAAACTTACGGTGGCAGAACTCTTGCAGGAGGTCGGTAGCAATGTCGATGAGGCTCTCCAGATATGCATCTTCGCTACTTGCTGTAAGTCTCAAATGCTGTTTAACCTCATCGACAGAAACTGGTAAATTAGCGGGGGGTGTAGTCACACGAGCACGCATCTGATACGGCTTGGTGCTAAACTGAACATTCGACATGACTACACCCCCTGATTTTAACTGGCTTACAGCGTGATGGCCTTGTCGGTACGACCGAGCATGTGACGCAGACCGAACGTGCTCAGCGTGGGGGTACCACCGCTGCAGCGAACAGCCGAATACCGCTTCGGACCGACGTAGGCGATTTCCTTCACGCCAGCGACCGAAAGGTCAAGGTCAGTCGCGCTGTTCACGACGATAAACGACGGATCCGCCACAGCAGCGAAGGTCGTATTGTCATCACTGTCCCAGATCGTGGCAACAGAGGAAGCAGCGCCAGTCTTCACCAGGATATAGTGAGTGACAGCATCAGCACCCTGGTTGTCGACACCAGGGAGAGTCTGCGGATTGGTGACGGCTTGCTCAGCGGTGTACACCGTCGGCAGAGTGTTGTCGATGAAGGAACGATTGGGCATGATTTTTTCTTTCGTGTTGGTTGGTATGCCTGCCGCCTGTAACAGGCGGCAGGCTAATTGATCAGGTCGAG